GCAAATCAACTTTTAAAAAATATGCAGACTATGGAGAGTGTTTATTTTCCAGCTGCAGTGCCAAAGAACGTAACAGACTTTGCTACAGGAACTCCTGATCTAGATAAAGCAGGATTGATGTCATTGAGACAAGGACGAGGTGACTTAGTTCGTGGTGATCCTGATTTACCACCTCCAGGCTCACGTGGTGGACCAGAAGATATTGCAGCGCCATTTACAGGTGCAGGACTTGAGGCAATCAAAAACGTTAAAGGCAGTAATTTAATTATAAATGACATTGTAAACAAAATTTATTTAAACGCGGGTGTTGCAGAAAATGCACAACCAGTTGTTAGAGCAAACGCTAGAGAGTTTTTAAATAGAATAAAAGATTTAACTGATGAGCCAGGTAATCCAACTTTATCATCAATCATGGAAGCAGATGATTTTAAATTTATGACTGAAGGTGGTGGCGGTGGTATGGGGGATCCATTGTTATTGGTACAGAAATATTTTGGACCAAAGGTTGCATCAGCAGTTGCAAAATTAGATTCGCCAAATGACATACAGCTATTTGCTGAAAGATTAGTTAGTGTTAAAGATAAAGGTGGTAGAGGCGTTACAGATAGATTCTTTGATCCTGAGTCTGTTGACATAGATGATTTTGAATTTGCAAAAGGTGGTCGAGTTGGTTTTTTCAAAGGTGCACTTGTTGATGCAGAAGAAAAAGGAACATCTATTTCTCCAGGTACAGATGCTAGTGGTAATGTTAGAGACGACAATCCTTTTACTGGTGGCGGTGGAGGTGGTAATCAAAATACGTACGTGCCTCCTGTAACACCCTTTGTAGAAAAAGATAAAGTGTTAGATAAGGTTCCTGTCAAAGTAGGATTAGAAGGAATTATGTCAGACAATGCAAAGTTAAAAGCATTTCTTGATTTTCAAGATTCTTTAAAAGAAGGAGAGTTATCTGGTCAAGTAGACTTTACAAGTAACATAGGTGGATTGAATGTAGGCGCCATGGCAAATTTAGCTGGAGATAAAAACATTAATCTTGGCTATCAAACAAAGGGTGGAACTAATCTTGGTTTTACTACTGACCTTGATAATAACGCTATGTTTACACTCAATAGATCTTTTGCAGATGGTGGACGTGTTCCATTCTTTGCAGGTATGTTAGTTGGTGCTGCTCGTGGTGGCAAGATGGGTTATCAAGCTCTACGTAAATACGGTATTGAAGGTAAAGATATTTCAAGACTATATGCAAGTTTAGGTACAGACAAAAGTTTAGTTGGAAAAGAAAAAACAGAATACTTCAAAACACTTAACAAAGTATTAAGAAATCCAGATGACTTCCCAGATGAAATTATGGAGATTCAAAAACAACTAGGTATAGATGTAGGACTTGGATTTAAAAATGGTGGTCTTGCCGGCATCCTGGAGGTGTAATGGCTAAATTAAAAACAAGAGGTGGAAGTGATTATTCACCGGACATGCAAAAAGTTTTTGATTATTTAAAAAAACTTTTAGCTGGTGGAAAAAAATTAAATCTCAGTATTGATGAAATAAAAAAGAAAGCAAAAGTACCTAACGCTAAAAATACAAACATTAGTTCTCTAATAATTAGAGAAAAAGCAAAAGGTAATTTTAAAAACCTTACTGTAAAAAAATTTGTTAAAGGTACTGAAGTTGGGGTAAGCAAGTATGATGCAGATTATAAAAACAATAAAAAGTTTAGAGATTTCTATAATGAAAATTATAAAACACCTTGGAATGAGATAGAAAACAGAACTAATATAAAAGCAAATTCATATAATTCTTTTTTAAAAAAACAAAAACTTGAGAAAGCAGCAAAAGGTTTTACCTTAACTGGAGAAGAGCTGGCTAAAAAACTTGGCCTTCCTTTGCAGACTTTAAGAACCTATGAATCAAGACCAGATACCGACACATCAACAAGATTTATAAGAGACAACATTGAAAAGAAAAGAACTGTTGGTGTTAACCCTACAACAGGGCGAAGAGAGACCGTTGTTCGTTATAAAGATCCAGGTGTTAATGTTTTAAAAAATTGGAACGCTTTAATTAGTTCTCCAAAAATATCCTCTGCCATGGTGGATAATATTAAGGAGTACGACAAGTTTTTTAGAAAAAAATTAAAAAGTAATAAAGGTAAATTACCTGACATAGGTGAAGTAATTCAAAAAACTTCTATGTCAACTCCTACCACAATTGCAAACACAGAAGCATTGTATTCTAGATTGTTAAGAGGAGAAACATTCAGAACAGATATAGATATTGCAAGAGATGCAGTACTTGGAAAAAAGATTATAAATGAACTTGCAATAAACTCTACAAATAATGCACGTAGAAGTGCTTTTTATAATTTAGCGTTAGACAATGTTAATAAACTATATCCTCAAGCATCTGGAACATTAGGAGATTTTAAAGACGCTTTTAGAACAGAATTAAAAAAAACATTAGGTTTAAAAAAAGGTCAAACAGTTCCGTTTAGTGTCAATGAAGTAATTAGTTTATCCGCAGGAGAAAGTAGAGGTATTCAACCATTTAGTGTTTTCGTAGATGCTGTTGAAACATCTGTTAATGAAAATGAATTAAGAAATTATCAAGGACAGTTTTCTAAAAAAGTAAAAATAATTGATAAATTATTATCTGGCAATAAACCAAATGTTGTTGAAGCTGAAAAAGTAGCAGGTTTATTAGATGCAAACAGAACATCATTAATTAATCAACTAACTGAAAGAGGCTTTACAACAGCACAAATAAATCAATTAAATTTACCAGATATAAAAATAGGAGAAAAAATAGATCCAAAAATTTATTCTCCTGCAACTTTAAAAAGATACAAAGAAGCAGGACTTGATATTCCTCAGTTTGCAAAAGACAGGGGCTTCTATGTTGATGTTAAAAAAGCAAAACCATTTTGGGAAAGTAATATTAAAAATACAATTGTAGCAGCTGCACAAAATAATACAGGAAACGTTTGTAATATTTTTTCAGGTAAAATTGCATTTAGTAAAGATGGTGGTCGAATAGGTTTTTCTGGTGGCTGTGGTAAAGAAATGGCAGAAGCCATGGAGACAGATAGAGTTGGAACTTTAAATAAAATAAATCAAACAGAAGGTATTATTCCAAAATTTAAAAATGCTGCTCTAGGGTTTTTAAAAAATCCTGGTATCAGAAGATTTGGTATTGCAGGAGCTGTTGGTGCAGGTGTGCAAGCAATCGTAAAAGAATTTAGAAATGATGATCCAACAAGTTATCTATCAAACGAAGATCAACAAAAAAATATGTTGGTTGCAATGGCAACAGACCCTATTGCACCAGATTTTGAAAGACCTGCAATTTTAGATTATCAATTACCTGCATTAGGTGCATCAGTTGCAGGATCAACGGCACTAGTTGCGCCATCAACAATTAAAGCTAGCAGATCAAGAGGTTTAGGTGTTGAACGAAAAGGAGTAGCTAGAACTGCAGGGAGAGTTTTAGGAAGAGGACTTGGAGTTGCAGCAGCACCTGGTTTTCTTGCACCACTAGCTGCTATGGACATTGCTAGCCAAGTAGCAGAAGGTGATTCAGTTTCAGACTTAGCTACAGATCCACTAAATTATTTGTATCCTACATTTGCTGATGCAACACCAAAATTAACAAGAGGGCTACCCTCTGCAGTTAGAGGCATTGCTTCTTTAGGTATGAGCCCTGCTGCATTAAGAGTATTATCTAGAGCCGGTCTTTTAGGATTAGGTGCTTCTCTAGGTTTACAAGGAATGAAGCTATTACAAGATGACTAAAAAACTAACAACTACAATACCACCAGAGAGAGGACCTCACCCACAAGGGTTGAATGTTCCTGGGAAAAAGACTATAGTGGTATCGAACTCGGAGAAAAATAATGTCAGAAATAGACAAAGCTTTACCAAACGTAGAGCAGGAAATAAAGTTACCTAGTGAAGAAGAGCTTGTAGAAGCATCTCAAGCAAACATCGAAGAGCAAGTTGGACCAGAAGATATCCAAGTTGAACAAGATGAAGATGGTGGTGCTACAATTACTTTCGACCCAGAGGCTGTAAACCAGCCAGGTACAAATGAACATTTTGATAACTTAGCAGACCTTTTACCAGATGATGTTTTAGGCAGCCTAGGATCTGAGTTATATGAAAATTATACACAGTATAAGGCATCTAGAAAAGATTGGGAAGATGGTTATACAAAAGGTTTAGATTTATTAGGATTTAAATATCAAACAAGATCACAACCGTTTACAAATGCAAGTGGTGCAACTCACCCTGTATTAGCTGAAGCGGTAACACAGTTTCAAGCACA